AGATATTTTTTATTAAGAAAATAAACATGAAGTGAAAAATTTATCACCAGCAGTTAAGAAAAAAATTGAGTACTTAGTTGATCTAGAGATCAAACTAATTAAGAATCACATGAAGACTAAAGATCCTCATACTCAAAAAATGATTAACAAGGTTAGAAGGGCACAAGCTGAGGCTGTTGATTCTGTGATAGATCTGAACAAATCTTTATGAAGAATAATATTTTTATACCTGCACAGGTAAATGGTGGTGAGATTACTTTTCCTGCCAAAATTCAAAAGACTAGATTAAATGCATTTTTATCTGATGTTCCAGATGGAGCCAGGATAGAAATGTTTATAAGTGTAAGTACTGATAATGGTACAAATGCACAACTTGCAAGACTCCATGCTATGATAAGAGAACTTGCAAGTGACATTGGGTATACCTTTATGGAGATGAAGCTCCTTGTAAAAAGACAAACAGGTCTATGTTTTATGAAAGATAAAACAGAGTATTGTAAATCTTTTGCAGATTGTGATAAGCAAGAGCTTAATCTATGTATCCAAGAATGTATGAGAATAGGTGATGAACAAGGAATACAGTTAAGATGATTTTTTGTTTTGTAAAATGCTTAGTAAAGATTTTACTTTAGTTTCATCTATATCATGACCCTTTTCATTTAAGATTGTTTTTAATCCATCAACAACTTCATCATGAGTATAACTTTCATCATTCTCATTATCTCTTTCATAACCTGCTTCCTTAGCTTTTGATTTAAGTTCTGTAACAATGGTATATAAAATAAAGATCATACTCTCTACTGGAGTTAGTTGATTATCTAATTTTTTACCTCCAAGAACAGTAGCAAATCTTTGGAAAGTTTGTGGAATTGTTGTTGGATCTTCAACAATATTTAACAAAAAGTATCTTATGATATTATCAAGACCTTCAATATAACTAGTATTGATGTCAATATTTACACTTTTAGTGTAATCATATGTGTTGTGTCTTTTGTATCTTTTTGTTTCACTCATAATTAGTTTTTTTATTTAAACAAATATAGTATAAATATGTCAGAATTAGCTATAAACATAACAAAACACCGGGAGAATTTTCTAATAAACTTAGAAGAGGCTGGTTGGGATTGCTTGATTCCTTTTATAAATAGTGATCTCTTTGATGATATAGTAGTCAATCTATATAATCAATATACAGAGGGTAATAGGTTTACCCCAAAGCTTAAAGAAACTGTAAATGCATTTGTAGAATGTCCTTATAAGGATATGAAAGTTGTATTTGTAGGACAAGATCCATATCCACAACAGGATGTTGCTGATGGTATATCTTTTAGTTGTTCTAAAACAATGAAGGAGCAACCATCATTAAGATATATTTTTGATGAATTAAAGAATCAGTATCCTGATGCAAGTAGGAATACAGATCTAAAAAGATGGTCTAATCAAGGAGTATTAATGCTTAATACTGCAATGACTGTACAAATTGGTAAAATTGGTAGTCACTACTCAATATGGGAAAAGTTTACTGAGCATTTATTCTCACAGTTAAATAAGAGAGATGATCTTTTAATTGTATTGTTAGGTAAAAAAGCTGAAGCATGGGCTAAGCATTTGGATAACAATACAATCTTTAAAGTACCTCATCCTGCATCTGCTGCATATAAAGGTGGTAAATGGGATAGTAAAGATGTATTTAATAAGATTAACCAAGAACTTAATAAACAAGGTAAATCTTTGATAACCTGGTAATTTATTGCTATCTTTGTAAGGTCAGCATTATTCTTAATACATTAAAAACCAACAAGTTATGAATGCAAAACTTCATTCAAAACTCTATGCAGATATAAAAGCACTTGAGGTAGAATTACGTGAGAAATATAAGTATGATTTAATTCTTAGTTATAAATTAGTTGAAAGCAGTGATAGACCTATTACTTTGGATGATCTATATAATGGTTTAATTAAAGTAGTTCAAAGAAATAATCCTGAATTACAACATTACTTTACAGAAAATATTCCTACAAGGGTTAAGGCTGTAATGAATTACAAACATGCATTTAGGTATATTGCAATTTGTTCCTATAACCTTGGTGTAACAGAGGTAGGTAGATTCTTAGGAATTAATCATGCTACAGCAATACACAGCAGAAAAACAGGAAATGATTTCCTTTACTCTAAAGATCCAGGATTTTTTAGAGCTTTTACATTATTAACGGAGTATTATAATTTAAATTTTAAAGATGTGGGATCTACTACAGAAAATACTGAAGAATAATATAACACCAAACCAATGTTTGTTGTTGTATTCACTTAAAGAAGGTGTTAGACCTTCAACATACTTAGAGGAAGACATGGTTAATTTAATTGACCAAGGTTTTTACAAAGACTCAAAGATAACTGATCATGGCAAGAAGCTAATGAGAAGTTTAGATAATTACTTTATTAAAGCTAAAAAGAAAACAGCTAGTGATTTAATGGGTAAAGATTATGTAGAAAATGTAAAAAAATACAGAGAGTCTTTTCCTCCTGGCAAGTTACCTTCTGGTGTACCTGCTAGAAACAATGTAAAAATATTGACAGAGAACTTTAGATGGTTCTTTGATGAGTTTGATTATACATGGGAAGAAGTTCATAAAGCTATTAACATGTATATTACACAGTATAGAGCAGTTAACTGGGAATATATGCAGAATAGTCAGTATACAATAGCAAAACAAGATAAGCATAAGGTTAAAACCTCAAAGCTTGCAGACTATTGTGATATGGTTAGAGATGGTATAGAGCCTGATGAAAACTTTCATTTTAAAGAAAAAGTTGTATGAGTAAATTTCAAAAGGCTTGGGCTGGTCAATACAATGCATTTAATGAGGCATTGAAATACATGCAGAAAAGACAGACTGGTGAAGAAAAGTCTATATATACTCCGTGGCCAAAGTTTAATGAGGCTACAACAGATGGATTGGAGTGGAATACTCTTACTGTAATTGGTGGTAGACCTGGTTCAGGTAAAACATTAATTAAAGATCAAATTGTAAGAGAATCTTTTATTCTAAATCCTGATGATGATTTCAGAGTTCTTGAGTTTCAGTTTGAGATGGTTGGAAGAACTTCTGCAATCAGAGAATTTAGTTCTATTACTGGTAAGACATACAAAGAGTTATGTTCAGCTGGTGGTAAGATAACTAATGATGTTATAAATACATGTCATCAGTATGCTAAAGAAAGAATCAAGCATCCTGTTGATATAATCAGTACACCTATGACTGTTAACCAAATGAGGGAACAGATAGATGCATACATGAATGAACATAAAGGTAAGAAAACAATTATTACATTAGATCATACCATACTTGTTAAGAGAGCACCATATCAAACTAATAGATTAGATATGTTGTTTGAGTTAGGTGAGTTCTTTACACAAGTAAAACGTGATTATCCTTGTTTATTTATTGCACTATCACAGTTGAATAGGAATATTGATAACCCTGATAGAGCAGTTAATGGTAAGTATGGTAACTATATTCTTGAATCAGATATCTTTGGTTCAGATGCTATGTTACAACATGCTGATACATTAATTGGTATTAACCGTCCTGCAAAACAGAAGATAAGGTTTTATGGTCCTGATAGATATATTATTGAGAATGATAGAACATTGTGTTTGCACTTTCTTAAAGCACGTAATGGTGATGCTAGAATGAGTTTTTTCAAAGCAGAGTTTGAGAAGATGCAGATTGCAGAAATGCCAACACCAGCACAAGCAAGTAGATAAATAGTTAGATATGATTAATACTAAACAAGTTGAAAAAAAAAGTTTTATGACACCTGCAGAACGTAAAGCAAAAGTAGCAGAACTTAGAAAAGAGCATGAGGATTATTTTAAAAAAAATAATCTAGAAGATGCATTATACATTCCTAAGATGGCTTTTAGACCAAGTGGTAAAGATGAACTACATGTTTCATTCTTTCCTAGTGAGTTGAAAAAAGAACAAGACATCTACACGGAGTTTGTTAGCATGGATTATGAATGTGAAGATCCAAAGAGAACTTTGTATTACATTAAGTTTAATCCATTCTGGGATGAGGAGTATGAAGTACATGAAAGCCGTAGTGGTTTTCAAACACATCTTATTCCTGTATCTGAGTTAAAAGCACTCAAAGATATAACACACAAAGTCAAAGAAGACATTATAAACATTCAGTTAGATCTTAATGATATTCCTAACCCGGATGAAAAAGAGATGACTGTAGTTGCCTCAATAGAGAGATTAACTAAGTCAATAGATAGAATAGCAAATATATTAGAGAAAAAATTATAATATGGCACAAAGCACGTTAATAATTGCAGAGTCTGGTTCAGGTAAATCAACCTCAATCAGAAACTTAAACCCTGAAGAAACCTTCATTATAAACATTGCTAATAAACCTTTACCATTCAAAGGATGGAAGGGTAAGTATAAGCAAATAGGTAAAGATAATCCTAATGGTAACTTGACATCAACTTCAAGTTCTGTTGGTATTGTAAAAGCCTTGAAACATGTTAATGATAAAATGCCACACATCACAAACATTGTTATTGATGATTGGCAGTATATGTCTAGCTTTGAATATTTTGATAGAGCTAATGAGAAAGGTTATGATAAGTTTACCCAAATTGCTTCTAACTTAGCACAAGTAGCAAAGATGCCAAAAGATTTGAGGGAAGACTTATACATCTTTTTCTTAACTCATTCAGAAGATTCAACTGATATTAATGGTCATAGAAAAGTTAAAGCAAAAACTGTTGGTAAAATGATAGATAATGCATTAACTTTGGAGGGCTTATTTTCTATAGTTTTGTTTGGTAAAGCTATCAAGCAAGAAGATGGTAGTCTTGAATATGTGTTTGAAACTCAAACTAATGGAGAGAATACCTGTAAATCACCAATGGGAATGTTTGAAGATCTTACAATCCCAAATGATCTTCAGTATGTTAAAGATTGTATATTGAAGTATGAAGAATAATTTTTTAATGTTTAACCAAAAAAAAGAAAGTGTATGTTAAGTACTAAAGACATGTCTGCAGGAGCAGGAAAAGTGAAACCAGTTTTAGGAGTAGGTAACCAATTAATTAAGATCAATGCTATCACTATGGATCAAACACCATATGATACAGAAGCTTATAATGTTACACTACATTGTGAAAGTGAACCAGTTAAAGGAGACTTTACAGGTTTCCTTAAGAATGTAAATGATCCTAATGGTGAAAGATATGAAGGGCAAGTAGGAAGAATTAGAATGTCCCCTTATGCATATAAAGATGCTACATTGCCAAGTGGTAGAGTAGTAAATAGAGACACAGAGATCATGAAAGCTATGATTACTTTGTCTGAAGTTCTTGGTTTAAGATCTGATTTAGATTTAATTGAAGCAGAGACTATTGAGGACTTTATGAAAGCATGTAATAGTTTGTTCTCTGGAACAGGTTACTTTAATGCTTGTGTTGGTGGTAGAGAATGGGAAAATAAAGAAGGTTATGTGAATTATGACTTATACTTCCCAAGACCATCTAAGGATGGAGTTCCTATGGAAGCTGCTAACACTGAAAACTCTAGATTGTTGACATTCAACAAAGCTGAGCATGTTAGAGAATTACAAAACAAAACTAATAATACAACTACTGATACTAGTGTTCCTTTTGAAACAGCTGGAACAAGTGTAGGTGATGATTTTGATTTGTAATCTAAATATAATAGAGTAATTTAAGGAGAGCATAAGCTCTCCTTTTTTACTTTATTGATTGATAAATATGTTAAGCACAAAAAAAATTGTAATAGATGAATCAAGTGTACCAAGTTATTGGGTTTTTAAATATTACTTAAACTTATCTGAAGAGTTAACTGGTCAGGATATAAAGATTAAATCAATCTTTAATCCATCAGAAAGAACACCAAGTTTCTGCATTTTTGTTGATAAAACTAAGATGCAATATATGTACAAAGACTTTTCAACAGGTAAGTATGGTGGTAAAATTAGTTTGATACAAGAACTATTTAACATTCCTTATAACATTGCTATTGATAAAATGATAGATGATTATAATAATTATCTAAAGACTAATAGTGTTAGTAAGGATTCAAAAATAGTTGTACAACCCAAATGGAAACTAGACTATATACAGAACAGAGGTTGGCAGAAAAAAGATGCTGACTACTGGATGTCTTATAATATTGGTAGTAGTCTTTTAGATAAGTATAATGTTAGACCCATTGAATACTATTCCTTATCAAAAGAAATAGATGGTAAGGTAGAAACATTTAAAGCTAGATCTCCTTTAACCTATGGATACTATGATCACACTGGTGAAGTGTATAAAATATATAGTCCAGGTAGTAAGAAGCAAAAGTTTTATAATACTAAACCTTACATTCAAGGGTTGGACCAACTAACTTATGAGCCTGATTATTTGGTAATATGTTCATCTTTAAAAGATGCTATGTGTTTAAGAAGTTTTGGTTACAAGTTAGAAGTTATTGCACCTAACAGTGAGAATACTATTATCAAACCTTATGTTATAGAGAATCTTAAAAATAAATACAAGAACATTATAACGTTGTTTGATAATGATGAGGCAGGCAAGAAAGCTATTGAAGTATATGAGAATACATATAATATCAGTGGTTTTTGTCTTTCTATATGTAAGGATATATCAGATGCTGTCTCAGAACATGGTATCCAAGAGGTGCATAAAGAGCTTGGTCCCAAATTAAAACATTATTTAAATAGATACAATGGCAAAGACTAAATGGTTTATACCTTTTAATGTCCCTAGTAGTAAGAATGGTAGAAGATGGACTGGAAAGTATTTTATTTCTAGTAAGACAGTAATGACTTACAGAAAAAATACTAAAGACCACTATACTAAACATGCTAAGGCATTTAAAAAAGAGTTTGAAAAGTACCAAACCCCAGTTAAAATAGGGTTTACTTTCATTAGAGGAAGTAGACATAAGTTTGACTATATAAATCCAGCACAAACTGTACAAGATGATATGGTTAAAGCAGGTTGGATTGAAGATGATAATGCTGATTTTATTATTCCCGTGTTTGAGCATTACAGTTATGATAAAAAAAATCCGGGAGTGTACATAGAAATTTTGAAAGATGGAAATAAAAGACATAGCATTAATAACAAAACTTAAAGATCTTGGTGTAGCAAAAGTTACAGTACATTTTGATGGTTCTGGAGATGATGGTGATATCCAATGGATTGAACACTATGATGAAGCAGAAAAAAGTGTAGAAAATGGTTTATCTAATGAAGATGAAGATAAACTTGGTAATGCTTGTTATACAATGATTAACAATAAAGTTCATACAATAGGTGATTGGGTTAACAATGAAGGTGGTTATGGATATTTATATATTGATGTAATCAACCTTACTTCTTATGTAGAATACTATCAACGTACTGTACAAGAAGCAGACTTTCCAGTAGAACCTTTATTTCAATAATGGCTCACCCAAGAATTCATGCTAAGAGTTCTGTTAAAAAGTGGGGTGGTGAGATTGAAGACTATATTCATATTCATGAATGGTTTGATGAAACAAAAGCATGGTTAGGACACTCTAACCATAGGCTTTACCGTCATCACTCTGAAGGAATTTTTGAAGCAGAAAAAGTATTTGGAGTAAGTTTTACTAATTCAGTTGGTAAAACTGTATATACAAGATATGTTGGAGAGCAACATGTTAAAGAGGATTGTAATAACTACATACCCTCAGCAAAAGAATGGATTATTCACTTAACAAATAAAAGTAGACCAGAATGGATGCAAAAGACGTTAAAAATAGAGGATTAACAGTAGAGGAGTATAGCCAAATTGTAAAGATGTTGCTTGCTGGTGAAGAAGATTTTGAGGTAGCACTGTCTAATATTGATAACCTTAGAGATGATTCAAAAGAATGGAACATTATAATAAAGTTATTATATAAAGAATTGACTTTCACTAGAAGACATACATTTAACAGCAAGTTTGGTGTAATAGGTTCTTGGTATACTAATGATAATATTACGTATAGAAATCTATATGAAGAAATCAAAAACTTTCCTGATGCAGAAATCAACTTGAAAGATATATTTCATTATGTAGTAAGGAATGAATTTAATGAAACACTTAGTGGTGCATATGAATTTATTGACAATGTAAAAATAAATATTGTATGGTAGTACAGGACCAGCTAGCAAAGACTAGCAAAAACTTAATATTTAAAGAACCTTTTTATGGTCTATTTCTAATAGGCCTTAACAAGGAGTATAAAACAACTATACCTACAGCAGGTGTTAGTCAAAATGGAATAGGTGTACAGCTTACAGTTAACCCTGAATTCTTTGGTGGTCTTAGTGAAGATCATAGAATTGGTTTGTTAAAGCATGAGCTATTACATATTTCATTTGGTCACTTAACAATCCGTGATGCTTATCCAGACAAGAAGCTATTTAATATAGCAGCTGACTTGGAGATCAATCAGTATATTGAATCAAAGTATTTACCTGAAGGTGGATTAACATTAGACCAATTCCCTGAACTTAGTTTACCTGAGAGAGCAGGAACCAAAGCTTATTATGATGCTTTACAACAAGCTCAACAGTCTGGTTCTTGTCCAAATCTAAATAACCTTTTAGATAGGATGAATGGTGAAACAGAATATGATCATTCTACATGGGATGAGTTTGATGATTTAAGTGAAGCTGAAAAGAAATTGGTTGAAAAACAAATTGAACATCAGCTTAAAGATACAGCAGAGATGACTGAGAAAAGACAAGGTCATATTCCAGGTGAGCTTGCTGATCTTATTCAAAGACTTAGACATGTTGAACCACCAAAATTTGATTGGAAAGGTTATCTCAGAAGATTTGTTGGAAACTCTTCTATAGTTTATACTAAGAAGCTAAGAAGAAAGTACAACAAAAGATATGTAGAGAACCCAGGTTTAAAGATCAAGTTTAAGAATCACATCTGTGTTGGTGTAGATACATCAGGCTCTGTAAATAACCAAGAGCTACAAGAATTTATGAGTGAGTTAACACACATGCATAAGACTGGACATAAAATAACAGTAGTGCAGTGTGACACAAGAATAAATTCAATAGAGGAATTTAACCCAAAGAAAGATTGGGAGATCAAAGGTAGAGGTGGTACTTCATTTCAACCTGTTGTTGATCATTACAATGAAAAGAAAGGGCATTACACAGCCCTTATATATTTAACAGATGGTGAAGCTTATGCACCTGATAACTGTCCAAAGAACACATTATGGGTTCATAGTAGTATATCAGGTATTAATGAGGAATTACCAGGGAAGAAAATCAAATTAAATTAAATAAAAAAAGTATGGCACAAGTAAATTTAAACATTGAGGATTTAAAAGGTTTTGTAAATCACATTATTACTAACAACAGATTCTTACAAGAGAATGGTAAGGGCCCTGTAGCAATTGAGGTTGTAGGTGAATCAGGTATTGGTAAAACATCTACAGTTGTTGAACTTGCTGAAGAGAATAAGTTGAACTTTGTAAAACTAAACTTGGCACAAATTGAAGAACTTGGTGACTTAGTTGGTTTCCCTGTACGTCAATTTCAAATGTATAAAGAAAAGAAAGTAGCTTCTAAAAGCAATGATATTAATTACACTGCTGCTCAGAAAGCTGCTGCATCAGCACAAGTTGCTAACTCTACTGTAACAAAAAAAGTTGGGCAATGGGTTGATGAACTAGCTGTTGAAGAATATTTAAGACAAGGTTGGAAGATGACTGGTAAGAATAGAATGTCTTACTGTGCACCTGAATGGATTGCAGATAAAAAAGATGGAGGTATATTACTTCTTGATGACTGGAACCGTGCAGACACTAGATTTATTCAAGCTGTTATGGAGTTGATTGATAGACAAACTTATATCTCTTGGACTCTTCCAAAAGACTGGCATATTATATTAACTGCAAACCCAGACAACGGGGATTATATGGTTAATAGTATTGACTCTGCACAAAAAACAAGATATATCACTGCAAATCTAAAGTTTGATGTGAATGTATGGGCTCAATGGGCAGAAGGTGCTGGGATTGATACAAGATGTATTAACTTCTTATTGTTACACCCTGAGTTAGTAACTCAAGAAACTAATGCAAGATCCATTACAACTTTTTTTAACTCTATATCTAGCTTTGATTCTTTTGAGGATAACTTATCTATGATTCAAATGATTGGTGAAGGTTCTGTAGGAGATGCTTTTGCATCTATGTTCACTACTTTCATTAATAACAAGTTGGACAAGTTAGTTACACCTAAAGATTTATTGAGTCATGATAATGAGAGCTACATCTTAGGTGAACTTAAAGGATGTATTGGATCTGGAGATACTTATAGAGCAGACATTGCATCTACTTTGGCAACAAGGTTGGCAAACTTCTCTGTAGTATATTCTAAAGAGAATACAATTACTCAGAAGATTACTGATAGATTGGAAGCATTATGTACTAAAGATTACTTTACTAATGATCTTAAGTACTTGATTGTTAGAACTATTTTTAATGGTAACAAGTCTAAGTTTAACAAGCTTATGATGAAGCCAGAGATTATTAAAATGACTATGAAATAAGATGGCAAACAAATCTGTATACCAAGAGTATAATCAAGATGCACTCAAACATTTTAATTTAGAAGAAAGCCCCTTTTATGGGGTTTTTTCTTCTAATGAAATACATGATGTGCTTATAACACAAGATGTAACTATTTTTGAAAAAGTTAGAGACATATTATCAAATAATACAAATGCTACTGTAGATTTATCTAACTACAAAAAAGCATTTATACTTCCTAAGTGTCCTGTATCATCTGATAGAATCAAAGAAGCTTGTAAGGAACATAAGATTACTGTAACAAATGATTATGAAAAAGCTGACTTTATAATAACTCATGATGAGTTTTATAAAAAGTTTAGAGATGGAGAAAAGATCCTTACAAGTATGACAATGTACAAGTTGTGGAACTATGAGGCTTTTCCGGGAACTAATGGTTATGTGGAATTTGTTGATGAGTATCATAAAACAACTGGAAAATCAGTGCTATGGGATTTACGTATGGATGAGTTTCGTAGTTCTTATAGAATAGATGATCCTGAAAGTCTTTATGATGAATGTGTTTTACCCGGATTAGCTATTAATTTAGCACATCTGGTTGACACAAATGAATTAGATGTTGTTGATGTAGATGATATGTTATGTCAATCTGCTAACAAAATTGAATTAACTGAATCATTAGTTGATGATATATCTGGATGGATGCAAAGTTATAACCAAGAGAACTATTCTTTAGTTGCAAAAGTCCTACCTACTATTAGGTCTGATAAGAGCCCCCATTTATTATGGCAACTTGCACAAAATATATACAATCAAATGTATAGATTTAGTAGGGATAAAGATGTTCAGTATTGGTTAGAAAATGCTAATATAGGAAAGCTTTATCATTACACTGCACAAAGCATGATACTTCATTTAGAAAAAGAAGAAAAATTAGATGTTGATTCATTTAGATATCTAGAACCTATAGTAAGAAAACAGATAAGTATACATAACAGAGACTTGTATGTCTTTAAGGTTCATGTAAAACCTGAATACCGTAAATATTTAAAAAAGAAAAAAGATGACTAAATTATATAAACTTAGTTTTGAGTTTGAAAAAGGAAACTCAAAAGTTAGAACTGGTAGTATAGAGTTAGAAACTAAAGGTCAGTTTTTATTAACTACAGACAGTTGGTCTACACCAATAGCTGAAATAGTTAAAGAGGAGAACATTAATTTTATTAATGTATCTAAAGATGATTTAAGAGATAAAAGCATTTATAGAACTCCTAAGTTAAAACTTCCTAGAAATAAGGTTGATTTATTAAAAGAAGAATGTAACTTAAAAGTTACAAGAAGTGAAAGCAAAGCTGATTACATTATTACATCAGAAAGTTTTATAACTGATTCCATTGAGAATTTATGGGCACGGTGTATAACAAAGGATGATCTTAATGATTTATTAAATGATGTTAGATTTTCAGTTCTTTTTACTGATCAAGCATTCCTTCATTTAAAGAACATATTACCTGAAGAAGGTGTATTTCAAATAAATGCTAATAGTTCTTGGAGTTGTGGTACTTCAAGTAAAGCAGCAAATGACTTAATGACTTTGTATAAAGACCGTACATCAGGTAAAAACAAATACACATGGTACATTAAAGAAACTTTAGTAAATGATTATAATACTATTGCTTCTGCTACTAATCTTATAAAAGATACTAGGATTGTAGAACTATGTAACAGTAACTTACATGTAATGACTGAAGAAGAGTTTAAATCATTCAATACTATCTTTAAGGAAAGTACATCAGATGATGATAAGTCCATGGCTTTAGAGATGATGGCTAACTGTAATCTTGATAAGTGTATGGATAAAGTTGCCTTCTTGTATTACATGAACTTTAATACTATTAGATATTGCAAGAATTGGAATCACATAAATGTAAAAGCTCTTAGAAAAGTATTACCTGTACCAAATAACAATCATGAATATACTCAATATTATGAGAAGCTTATAAAGTTTTTGATTGATGAGAAACAATTAACAGAATTTATTGTTAAAAATATTCTTGTGAAGATTGTAACGTTAGGACTTAACCGTTTTGGTTTTGGTAAAGGTATGTTTGAACTTGATCCAGAAGATATTAAGATAGCTGATAAATATAAATCTGCTATTATTAAGAATGAATCTGGTGCTGATATTATAGATACTGTTCTAGCAGGTGATATATTAAGTGGTTTAGATGATTTACCATTTTGATAAATTATCAAGAAACAAAGACCTTAGTTACTAAGGACAATAACAATAGTGCAAACTGCATAGCTCCTAACTTAATCTACGGATGTTTTGGGGGCTGTGTAGACACTTATTGTTATATGTCTAGGTATAATGGTCATAGAGTGTTTGTTAATACAAATGTGGATCAGATATTTCAATCTGTTGTTGAATGGGAAAAGAACTTTGTTAAAGTACCAGATCAACAAGATCCTGTATATACTATGGTAGATATTGCTTGCAACACAGATTTAGTACTTATGCAGAAACATATAAAGAAAACAGGAATTTCTTTACATGATTACCTGCTTATGTATGATAAACACAAAAATCTTAACACAACAATGGCTACTAAGTATCCGGGATTGTTAAAGTTAGATGTAAATCACTTTAATAAATCACCAAGGATACGTGTAAGTCTCATGCCTCAGAAATATTCTGATGTGCTTGAGCCAAATATGCAATTAATCGGCTCAAGAATATCTGATATACAAAGACTACAAGATTTAGGATGGCAAGTTCATCTTAACTATAGCCCATTAGTATTTTATCCAGGATGGAAAGAGGAGTATAATAACTTATTTGCTGAGGTAAAGGCTGCTGTTAAGAATGATATTAAGTGTGAAGTTATTGCATTAACTAATCACAAGAATCAAATGGCC